GTCTCAGGCAATGACGTATTTACTTACTGTAGTAATGCCCGTTATTTGTTGGTACACAGGAATCCAACCTCCCTCTTATTTTTTTAGACCTAAGATGCAACTGAGAAGTGGGGCAGATGGTCTTCTTTTTTTCTATACATATAATGTCAATCAAATTAGTTCTACTTAAATCTAATGAAGAAGTTATAGCAGATGTAAAAGAACTTGTAGATGAAAATGATAAACCTATCTTTATAGTTCTTGAAAATGCTTTCTGTTGTAAACTGATTGAAGATCCTGTGATGCTTACCGAAGGTAAGGAGGAAACTGAAACAAAGTATAGTGTACAATATTATCCTTGGATGCCTTTATCTGATGAGAAAAAAATATCTATTGATCCGAGTTGGGTTGTTGCAATAGTAGAACCAAAACCTATGGTTAAAGAATCTTACGAGGCTAGATTTAATGGAACAGGAAATTAAAATAATAGTATTGGTAAATGGTGATCTGATCATATCGGCAGTAGAAGAAGTCGCAGCTCTAGACATTGGTGATCCCAACTGTAAAATGATATCACCATACAAGATAGTTGGTAAAGAAATGTCTCCTTGGTTAGGTGATGTAACTGACGATGTTGACATTATGATATGTTCTGATAAAATATTATCATTGGTTGAACCACACAAATCATTAGTGGATTCATATTTGAAATTAGCTACTAAAGAATGAAGTTTTATACAAATGTTTTCCAGATTGGCAATAGCATGCTGATTAGAGGGTATGATAATGGTAGACATTTTGAAGATAGACAAGAGTTTCATCCCACATTCTATGTGCCTACAAAAAGAAAGAGAAGTAAATGGAAAACACTTGATGGTGAATTAGTGGAACCTGTCAAACCAGGCACGATAAAAGATTGTAGAGCATTTATAGATAAGTATTCACAGGTTCAAAACTTCAACATATATGGTAATGAAAGATATGTGCATCAATATATCTCTGAGAACTATCCAGAGGATGAGATCAAGTTTGACCTAAACAAAATTAAATTAGTTACTATTGACATCGAGGTTGCTGCAGAGAGTGGTTTCCCTGATGTCTTTAATGTTGCAGAAGAACTATTACTAATTACTGTACAAGATTATAATACAAAGTTTATTACTACATTCGGATCTAGACCATACAAGACTAATCCTAATAGGAAGAACTACCGTTATGTGGACTGCCACAGTGAAGAAGGATTGATCACTACATTTGTAGATTGGTGGCAAAGACACACGCCTGAGGTCGTTACAGGGTGGAACTGTGAGATGTATGATATACCTTATCTTTTAGGTAGAATAGACAGACTTATGGGAGAGAAGTTTACTAAAAGATTTTCTCCTTGGGGTATCGTAAGAAAGAATGAAATCACTATTGCTGGTAGAGCAAACATTGTATATGATATTGCAGGCATATCTGTAATTGATTATCTGGATCTATACAAGAAATCCCCTGCAACTCCAAACCAAGAGAGTTTCCGATTGGATCATATTGCTCTCATGGAACTAGGACAACAGAAGTTAGACCACAGTGAGTATGATACTTTCCGTGAGTTTTATACAAAAAACTGGCAAAAGTTTGTTGACTATAACATTGTTGACGTTGAACTGGTAGACCGTCTTGAGGACAAGTTAAAACTGATTGATCTATGTTGCACTCGTGCCTATGACGCAAAGATTAATTTTACAGATGTCGCTTTCCAAGTTCGCACATGGGATGCCATCATATACAATTATCTAAAGAAAAAGAATATAGTTATCCCACAAAAAGATCGTAATTCTAAAGATGCAAAGTATGCTGGTGCATATGTAAAGGAACCGAAGCCTGGTAGATATGAATGGGTAGTGTCATTTGACCTTAACTCACTATATCCGCATTTGATTATGCAATATAATATTTCCCCAGAGACTCTTCAAGATAAAAAACATCCTAGTGCAACAGTAGAAAGATTACTAAATCAAGAAGATACATTTGAATTGTATAAGGACTTTGCTGTCTGTGCCAATGGTGCAATGTATAGTAAGGAGAAGAAAGGATTTCTACCTGAGTTGATGGAGAAGATGTACAAAGAACGTGTCATCTTCAAGAAGAGAATGATCAAAGCAAAAAAAGCATATGAGAAATCTCCTACTAAAGATCTTGAGAAAGAGATTGCAAGATGCAACAATGTTCAGATGTCTAAAAAGATTGCTCTCAACTCTGCCTATGGTGCGATTGGTAATCAATACTTTCGTTACTTTAAATTGGCGAACGCAGAGGCAATCACTCTATCAGGACAAGTTTCTATTCGTTGGATAGAGAACAAAATGAATCAAAAGATGAACACTATTCTAAAAACGGAGGGTAAAGATTATGTTATTGCTAGTGATACTGATTCTATCTATTTGCATATGGGTGATCTGGTCGAAGCTGTATACAAAGGGAGAGAAAAAACTACTGAGGGCATTGTCTCTTTCCTTAACAAGGTCTGTGAAGTGGAACTTGAGCCTTATATTGAAAGTTCTTACCAAGAATTGGCAGACTACGTTAACGCCTACGATCAAAAAATGATCATGAAGCGAGAGAACATCGCTTCAACTGGTATATGGACGGCAAAGAAAAGATATATTCTAAACGTATGGGATAGTGAAGGTGTAAGATATGAAGATGCAAAACTCAAGATCATGGGTATTGAAGCCATCAAGACTTCTACCCCTGCACCATGTCGTAAGTTTCTGAAAGATGCATTTAAAATATTAATGAATGGAACAGAGGATGATGTAATCGACTATATCGAACAGTGCAGAAAAGAATTCAAATCATTACCACCAGCAGAAGTTGCATTTCCTCGTACAGTTTCTAATGTAGAAAAGTGGAAGTCCTCTTCCGACATGTATCTAAAGGGATGCCCTATTCATGTTCGTGGAGCGATCTTATATAATCATTATACAAAGAAGAAACAGATAGATCATAAGTATGCCTCGATTAATAATGGTGAGAAGATAAAGTTTTGTTATCTGAAAACTCCCAACTGGATGCATGAGAATGTAATATCTTTTATTCAAGACTTTCCTACAGAACTTGACCTAGATAAACATATAGACTATGAACTACAGTTTAGTAAATCATTCTTAGAACCTATAAAGGTTATCCTTGATTGCATCGGTTGGGAGACCGAACGTAAGAATACACTTGATTCCTTCTTCTCATGACAAAATACATTGTATGCTGGACAGATAACGGCATATTTTCAGACTCACAGATGAAAGTCTTTGACGGTAGAGATCCAGCTAACTGGTTTGCCGAGAGCATAAAAAAGCAGTATAATGATGTTAAGGTATACTTAGCACGGAAAGGAGAGTTTGATGACTAAGAAGAGAATACTTACTCTAGTCACAGGTGGTTTCGATCCTCTTCATAGTGGCCACATTGCTTACTTCGAGGAAGCAAGAGAACTTACTAATTATCTCGTAGTAGGATTAAACACCGAAGAATGGTTGACTAGAAAGAAAGGACAGTACTTCCAATCATGGAAGGAACGCGCCGAAATTATAAGGCATCTAGACATGGTTGATGCTGTCATTACAGTAGAAGATGATGAACATGGTTCTGCTTGTAATGCCATCTCTGCATGTTTGGAGATTGCACAAACGGTAGTCTTTGCCAATGGTGGAGATCGTGGATCAGACAACACACCAGAGACAGATAAGTTTGGTGATGATCCGAGGGTCGAACTAGAGTTCGGTATCGGTGGAACCGATAAGAAGAACAGTAGTTCATGGTTGCTACACAACTACTTTGAAAGACAGAGAAAACTGGTAGGTATCTAATGTATCATAATAACTTTTTTACTGATGAGCAATGGGAATGTATCAGAGTATGCGTAGCAAACGCACCCATACCCTATGACATAACCAAGAAAAAGATTGCTGCTGAGATCCTAGACAAGATAGGACAACCACAGAGAGTACAACATGAAGGTGAAACTCTAGTCAAAATAGATTTAGGAGTTTATCAATGAATAATGTTGGGTTAGAAGTTGTGTTCTGGACTATACTAGGAGTCTATATCCTAGCAAAGTTAGGAGTGTTCAAGAAATGAACTGTTGGCATTGCAACACCGAACTCATATGGGGTGGCGATCATGATCTTGACGATTTTGAAGATATGGAGTATAGTTTCGTAACTAACCTCCACTGTCCTAAGTGTGAATCTTATGTAGAAGTTTACTATCCAAAGAGAGATGAGTGAAATAGCATGGGAACCATGGCAATTTCCAAACATTCCCCTGTATAAAACTAAATTACCTGATGACATCATAGAGTATCTCTGGTCTGCTGTAAAACAGGCTGAGAAAGATAATGTGAATAACAGTAATGATTATAGTCACAGACTCGCTGGTAATATCACAGGTAGTCTTGGACTCATAGACAAGGATGATTTTTTCTTAAACAATGTGACAGGGCCTCTGACAAATAAAATAGTATCAACTGATCCTAAGAACTTTGCACCGCCTGTTGACGCAGATCTTAAAGATAAATTTGAAGCAAAGTTAAGTATGAATTGGTGGGTCAACTATCAATATCAAACTGAGTTCAATCCCGAACATGCTCACACGGGCATCACATCATTTGTTATCTGGATGAAGATACCTACAAGGTATCAAGACCAACATAACCTACCATTTCATTCAAAGGCAGCATCTGATTTTCAATTCACATATTCAAATATATTAGGAAGCACAGTAGAGTTTCCAATCTATATGGAACCAGAGATGGAAGGAGTTATGATGGTATTCCCTTCCAACCTACACCATCAAGTATATCCGTTTTACAACACAGAAGAACCAAGAATATCAATTAGTGGTAATTTGTTGTGGAATATGGTAGAATATAAACAAGACCTAAATTAGTATGGACTTTTTAAAAGAAATAGTAAAAGAGATTGGTGATGAGTACACCCAACTCGCCTCAGAGGCAGAACAGATTGAAACTTATGTGGACACAGGTTCGTACATTTTTAACGGCCTTGTATCAGGCTCTATATTTGGCGGTGTATCTGGGAACAAGATTACTGCTATTGCTGGTGAAAGCTCTACTGGAAAGACTTTTTTCTCCCTCGCAGTGGTTAAGAACTTCCTCGATAATAATCCTGATGGGTATTGTCTATATTTCGATACAGAAGCCGCAGTTAATCGTGGACTATTGGAATCTAGAGGTATCGATCTTGAAAGACTTGTTGTTGTTAATGTGGTAACAATTGAAGAGTTTAGAACAAAAGCATTAAAGGCAGTAGATATATACCTTAAGTCAGAAGAATCAACTCGCAAACCATGTATGTTTGTGTTAGACTCTCTTGGTATGCTTTCTACTGAGAAAGAAATCAAAGATGCACTAGATGATAAACAAGTTAGAGACATGACCAAATCTCAACTTGTCAAGGGTGCTTTTAGAATGTTGACTCTTAAACTTGGTCAAGCCAAGATTCCACTTATAGTTACCAATCATACCTACGATGTCATCGGTTCTTACGTCCCTACAAAAGAAATGGGTGGAGGTAGCGGTCTCAAGTACGCAGCAAGTACAATCATCTATCTCAGCAAAGCTAAAGAGAAGGAAGGAACGGAAGTCGTTGGAAATATTATCAAAGCAAAGACTGCTAAGTCGCGTCTAAGTAAAGAGAACAAGACAGTTAAGATCAGACTCTACTATGATGAACGTGGTTTAGATAGATACTACGGACTCTTAGAACTAGGAGAACTTGGTGGACTATGGAAGAATGTCGCAGGCAGATACGAAGTCAACGGCAAAAAAGTCTACGGAAAACAAATTCTTGCAAACCCTCAAGAGTATTTCACTCAAGAGGTAATGGCGAGATTGGAGGAGATTGCTAGAGAAGAATTTAGTTATGGATAAGTTCATCAGAACCTATCCAATGTTGACTCCCGAAGTTTGTAAAACTCTTATAGACACATATCAATCTTCTAAGGAGAAAGAAAGAATAGAGAATTTTCTTACACCTCAGTTCTCTCAAGTAAATTTGAATGAGTTAAATGAAAAGGGATATCAAAAATTTACACAGTTGCTTTGTTATAAAGTATTAGAGATAGTAAAAGAATATAAGAAAGCTCTACCACAGTATACTGAATGGTTTCCAGAAAAAATATTCTTTGAAGAACTAAGAATTAAAAAGTATGAACCAGGCACAGATGATCAGTTTCTCATTCATACAGATGTTCAAGATCATCAGAGTGCAAAAAGATATCTTGCCTTTTTAATCTATCTAAATGATGATTTCAAAGGAGGAGAAACTACATTTCCTTACAATAAATTGACAATTAAGCCAGAAACTGGTAAAGTATTAGTGTTCCCACCGACATGGCAGTATCCTCATAGTGGATTGCCAGTGAAATCAGGAAGTCCAAAATACATCATGAGTACATATCTTCATTATAATTAATGGAAACTATTGAAAATACTATCATTCAGAATCTTGTTACGAATGAGGAATATACTAGGAAGGTATTACCTTTTTTAAAACCAGATTACTTTGATAAGACGCATGAAAAGATAATCTTTGATGAGTGTGCTAAATTTATTGTTGAATACGATAAATGCCCTACAAAAGAAATACTTAGTATTGAATGTGAAAAGAGAAAAGATATAAATGATGATACCTACAAAGAGATAGTAACTTATCTAAATGATATTGAACCTACTCCTACCTCAGAAGATTGGCTTATAGATACTACAGAGAAGTGGTGTAAAGAAAGAGCAATCTATCTTGCACTGGTTGAGAGTATCTCTATTGCAGATGGACATGACATCAAGAAAGGTGTTGATGCTATCCCTACTATCTTATCTGATGCACTCTCTGTTGGATTTGATAACCATGTTGGACACGATTACTTAGAAGATTATAGTGAAAGATTTGACTTCTATCACAGAAAGGAAGACCGAATTCAATTCGACCTCGATTTTTTCAATAAGATTACGAAGGGTGGCCTTCCAAACAAAACACTTAATATTGCTCTCGCTGGCACTGGTGTTGGTAAATCTTTGTTTATGTGTCATGTCGCAAGTAGTGTTCTACTCGAAGGTAAGAACGTACTATACATCACGCTTGAAATGGCTGAGGAAAAGATTGCAGAAAGAATTGATGCTAATCTTCTAAATATTCCTGTTCA